TTCTTCTTCAAGTACATGTCTGGCTTCTCCTTGCTTTCTGGTGATCCCAATACTTCTGTCATAGGCTCTGCTTTCAATGCATTTGTTGCTTACTGCAGCCACAGAGAGTCAGGATGTACACATGAGGAGGCCATGGAACGCCTTGGGATCTATGGGGGAGATGATGGGGTCACACCCATCACCGACCTTGCACTCTATAGACGTGTGGCGAGTGACCTTGGCATGAACCTTGATGCTCAATTCTACACACGTCTCAGCCTTGACCCGCATGACCCTGATACTTATGTCAAGTTCCTTTCACGCGTGTATAGTCCGTTGGTGTGGGAAGGAAGCCCAGACAGTTGTTGTAGTTTCCTTCGCACGGCCACCAAATTCACGTACTCCACTTACACTGATAAGAAGGCCTTCCGTTTGTTGCAGAAGTCAGCGAGCTTATTGATCAATGACCCAAATACGCCACTGCTCTCAGATTATGCTAAGGCTGTGACAACGATCTTCAGTGCTGTTGCCAACGAGCAGTACACTGTCACCGCGAACGATTGTGGTGACGGTATCATCAACTGGTGGGGACACCAAGCTGTGTTGCATGGTGGTGCTTTCCCAAATGCAAATGAAGACGGATGGATGGAAGACTATGTTTGTGGTGAATGCCCAGATCTCGATATCGACAACTTCCGTGCTGAAGTCAAACGTGCTTTCAATACAACCACTGGAAGCATACCTGCACTTGCCACCGTATGGAAGTCCAATTTTAAGCAGCGTAACAAGGTCCTAACAGCCGCCTTTAGGTTTATTGCTGGTGTCCACACTGACTTGATTGTGGTGCCACGCGTTAAAGCTGGCCAGGTCGAAGAAATTGTCGGCAATGGTGAACACGTGGTCCTCGAGGACAACACAGCTCCAAACCGTGTGCCCTTGCTCCCACCTGCGAATGAGAGTGGCTTGGTCATTATTGAGCCAAACATCGATGGTAGGGCATATGAGAAAGTTGTCGCACAGGGAGACTACGTCCTTGAGGGTAAGTTCCCACTGCCTGATATCCCCCCCGGATCAAGGAAATGTGTGCTTGTTAATGCTCACTTGTTCTCTGCCTACCTGCCGAGCCGGCCCAGACGTACCACTGTCATTTATAGTGGCGCCTACAACCCCCTGACCATGAACACATTCATTGCCATGGCACGTTCAACGTACTCTTCGCTCTGGAAAATCCTGATGATCGACCCGCTGTTTGGCCCCAACTCTTATCGCACCGCAAAAGGGAGTAAGACCTCCTTACACAACTTCCCACTGATCCAGTCCCGGCTCCGGAAGATCCTATCAGAAGGGAACCAGGATGATCCAGGAGATATTGTGTGGTTTGATGACATGAGCTCGGGAGAAGATGACTACCGAGCCACTTGGGACATGAAACTGCAGCTCAAGGAGATGATTGGGAGCCGGCTAGCCGCCTGCAGCCTTAAGATCCGAAGGATGGAGGGTACTCTGTTCCTCGAGGACACCCCAGGAACCCTGTATCAGACACCTACCAGATACCCTGACCTATTCACCGATGTTTCAGAACTCAGGTATGAGTACGTCAGGGGAGATACAAATGTTGTCCCAGGTGATGCCACGTATGAGAGCTCCCAGAACACCAATCGTCTTGATTTGGCGTCATGCTTACATCTACTCAAGACAGTTGAGGGTGTTATTGACCGTGACCCCACTGAGTACATAACAAAGGGCAAGGCAGAATATGCAACCAAGCCCAACACCCCGAAGTCCCAGGGTAAGGTTGAACCAAACCACGGACCCAAGACCGAGAGCAACAAGCCCCCCCCCGCTTTACAAACTGCCCCACAACAGATCGCGAAGTCTCAGGCCGCACCCACCAACCGCCACAATAGGGGTGGAGGTCTGGTCGAGCCCAGGGGATCAGGCGTCCTAAGTGGTAAAGCACCTGCACCAGAGAAGGTATGGCGAGGACGGGGACGATGTGTTCCCCTTGGACGTGGTGGTCGATCTGGTGGACGTTAGTCTGCCAAAACATTAGCCCGGAATGGCTTTAAACTAGCAAGTCGCCAGGAC